ATTAAAATAGCTTATTGGATAGAAGCTAACTGTGATTTTGATCAATTAATTCTTGAATACTACAAACCAAACGACGGCCAAGCCGGCTGGGTACACGTATCTTACAATGAGAAAGGTGCTAACAGAAAACAAGTGCTTACTTTTGACGGGAAAAAATACGAGAACGGACTTCCTGAAATGAAATGGAAAGACGGACAAGTCGTAGAATAATTATTGTGGGGGTTCATCTCCACAAATATAACCAATAACCTGTTTACCATCATACATATGATAATAATGATTCGTAAATAATTTTCTTTTTTTACGTTCATGTACTTTTACATTGTGATGAAACCAAGAGCCACAACTTTCCTTTGATGGTATTTCAAAAGAAGTCATCTCTATATTACCCATTAAGGTTAAGTATAATAATGTTATCGTCACAATATGTTCCACTACATCCAACCAATAAGTTTAAAGCCAATGTAACAAATTAAAATTAGTACAATTATATAGAGAAATTCATCTTCTTCTAGATCCATTCTCTAAGCTCCTCACCCATGATTTCTGATGCTATATTTATTTTTTTACGTAAAGACTTAACTATCTTTTCGTCAACTGTCTTTTCTGCCATCAGATCGATATACGTTACAGACTTTTTTTGTCCGATCCTATGCGCTCTATCTTCTGATTGCAATCTTTTTTCTAAGTCATAACCATTAGAATAATAAATAACCGTATTAGCCGCAGTTAGAGTTAAACCATAACCGGCTGTCTGTGGATTACCTACGAAAAATTTGACCTTGGAACGCGGATCTTGGAATTCAGTTACATTTTTCTGTCTAGTTTCTGACGCAATAGCACCATAATAATCTACAACAGATTCTTCTCCATATTCTTTTATAATAGTTTTGACTATCTTTTCTATGTCATAAATGTAGTTAGCCCATATAATTACTTTGCCTTCTACTTCTTCTAGAACATCCATAAGTTCGTCTAACCTTCTGTTTTTTATATCTTCTATTGACCCATCATCTAACTTTAAATGACCACAAGTTATTTGATGTAGTTTTATAAGCTGTGATAGCACATGTGGTGCACTTACAGATTTACCTTTTAATGCTGTAAGAGCTAATGACTTCATAGATGCATAATGTTTTTGTTGTTCTGGTGTAAGTTCTATTGTTCTTTTCATATAGATTTTAGCAGGTAGATCTAAACAATCTTCTTTTAATACTCTATAAGAAAAAGGTTTTATATTATCTGATAATTCATCTAGTCTTCTATAACTGCCTACAATCTGTACTTGTCTACCACCAAAGTTTCTACTAACCATATGTGCATATCTTGATCTAAATGCGTAATAACTTTGGAAACCTAATAGTTCTGGTTCTAAAAAATTACATTGACTATATAGATCTAGAGGTGATCTAGTTACCGGAGACCCTGTCAAAATACGTCTATAACGGGCCATAGAAGCCATCTGAGTGATAGCTTTGGTTCTTTTGGCACTTGGGTTCTTAATTGTTGTAGACTCATCTACAGCGACTAAACACTTTCTTGCATTCATAAACTTTGTGGCAAAAAGGTGTCCCTTTTTTGTCGAAAATGCTTCTACATTCATTATAAGGATGTGAAGGTCATAATTAATTTCAAACAATTGTTGGTACTCTTTATCCTTTGCTTTGGATGTAGTCGCAGTCCATAGTACCGTTTTATAAGGTATATGACTAGGCATATGTGTTGGAATTTCTTGTGAATACCAGTTGCGATACACACCTTTAGGAGCTATAATTATGGCCGAATTTATTTTACCTTTGTCATATAGCATAGCAATATTATCAATAAGTACTTTTGATTTACCAGTACCCATTTCCATAAAATATGCATACTCATCTTTATCCCACGATTTTTCTAACGCAGTTAATTGATGCTTATAAGGCGGCGTTTTAAATTTATATTTCATAACTTATTCTTTCTACTTGACAAACATATAGAGATTCCCATATAAGATGTCAAGAGCAAAAAGAATGAAGAATAAAATATTTGAATTATATAAACCAAAATCTCTACAGGAGTTTTTAACATTTCAAAAAGAGAACCCTGAAGAAAGTTTTGTCTATGTATTGCAGCATCCACCTGCAAACATAAATATATTAAGTGCATCTGATTATGGATACTTAGTTATTTGTTTGCCTTTGTATGGACCTGAATCACAAATAGTTTTTTCATCACAACCTTTTGTTTTTAAAATGAGAAAAAATTTAAGGGACTTTAGAGATAAAGATTATATTCTTTTAACTGGAGATCCTGCAATCATTGGTATATCATCTGCAATAGTAAGTGATAATACTAATGGAGTATTTAACCTCTTGAAATGGGATCGAAGAGAGGCTAAATATTATCCAATAGCATTCGATCTCAATCAGAAAGGATAAAAATGAGTAAAGGAAATGGAATAGACTTTGAAGCAGATAAATCAAATGAGTTTGAATCTACAGATTTAGATTCTTTATCAGTGCATTTGAGTCAAATGTTTGAACTACAGTTACAAATAGAAGTATCTGAGAAACAAACTAAAGCATTAAAAGAAAAATTTAACAAAATTAATTCAGAGGTCATACCTAATATATTAGCAGAACAAGGTTTGAAATCTTTGAAATTAGCTGACGGCACAACTGTAGAGGTTAATAAAAAATATAGTTGTACACTACCGAAAGATCCGGAAAAGAAAGCCGCAGCTTATAAATGGCTTCGAGACCAAGGGTTAGGCGACATTATTAAAAATGAGGTTGCTGTTACTTTTGGTAAAGGCGAAGATAACAAGGCGAAGCAATTGCTGGACCTTGCGGTCGGAAATGGTTATGAGCCCAGCCAACGTGAGAAGGTTGAGCCAATGACATTGAAGGCCCTATACAGGGAGCGTGTCGAGTCCGGACTTGACATGCCTTCCGACGTCTTTCACTTATTTGTGAAGGATGAAACTAAAATGAAACGTTAAACGCGAAAAGGAGAAACATGAAAAGCGAAACAGGAAACGTAACAAAGATGAAAGAGAATCTACCAAGTGTAGATCTTTTCGAAGCTGACGCAAAAGTAGGAGAAGATAATATAGGTTCACAAGATCTAGCATTACCTTTTCTTAGAATCTTGGGTCAGTTATCTCCACAAGTAAATGAAAGAGATGCAAAATTTGTAGAGGGTGCCAAACCTGGTATGATCTACAATACTGTAACTAACGAACTTTACGATGGAGTAAAAGGAATCAATGTAATCCCTTGTGCATACAAGAGAGAATATATTGAATGGAAAGATAGAGGTGAAGGAGGTGGTGCGCCAGTGGCAATCCATGCCGGAACTAGTCCTATTATCAACGAGGCAACTCGTGATTCTATTGGTAAAGATAGATTAAAGAATGGGAACTATCTAGAAAATACTGCTTCATATTATGTAGTAGTTGTTAAAGACAAAGCTGCATCAACAGCATTGATAACAATGAAATCTACACAATTAAAAGTTAGTAGAACTTGGAACTCGTTAATGAAATCAATACAGTTGCAAGGTAAAGATGGGAATATGTTTAATCCAAGAATGTTTTCACATATGTACCACTTAAAAACTGTACAACAATCAAATGACAAGGGAACTTGGTTTGGTTGGAATGTGTCATTAGTAGGTCCGGTACAAGCCAGACCACTTTACGAGCAAGCAAAAGGTTTTGGTGAGAGCGTCCTAAAAGGATCTGTCAGTGCAAAACACTCAAAAGAAGAGAGAAGTACAGCGAGCGATACGCCGTACTAAAGATTTCCCAAGGGAAAAACCGGGGCGACGACGGGAGACTGAACTCGCCCCACAAGAATAAAGGAATTATAGAATGAAGTTTAAAAATATATTTGAAGGATTAAAAATTGCTTATGGTCAATATCAGAAGGGAGACCGAGAAGAAAATGGAAAACAAAAAGGAAAAGCTTTTATTGTTAGGAAAGAAGTTACAGATGATCTATGGAAAAATCATATCGAAGGTAAAGGACCTGCATTGGGAATTATCCCAATTACCGAGTCCAATAATTGTAAGTGGGGCTGCATTGATATTGATGAGTATAATCTCAATCATAGTAATCTTATATCTAGGATCAGGAATTTAAAATTACCACTTGTTGTTTGTCGCTCCAAATCTGGTGGCGCGCACGTGTTTTTATTTACTAAAGACTTTGTGCCTGCCATCAGAATGCAAAAGACATTAAAGAAAATGGCTAAAGGTCTTGGTTATGAAGGCTGTGAGATTTTTCCAAAACAAAGTGAAATATTAGTAGAACGTGGAGACACTGGTAACTTTCTTAATTTACCATATTACAATGGTACAAATGGTTTACGATATGCTCTTGATGATAATGGTAAAGCTGCTAGTTTAGAATCATTCTATTCTATGTATGACCAATATGTACAAGAGAAATTAGAAGAAATAAAAGTAGTAGAAACAAAGGTAGTAGATTCATTTCCTGATGGACCACCTTGTTTAAATAAATTAGCAGAGACAGGTTTTGGAGAAGGTGCAAGAAACAATGCACTATTTAATATTGCAGTATATTACAAACAAGCTAAGCCAGATACTTGGGAAGATGAGTTAGTAAAAGCAAATCAAAATTATGTGACACCACCACTAAGTAATACAGAAGTACAACAACTAATTAAATCAGTAAACAGAAAAGGTTATGACAAGTATAGATGTAAAGATGCACCTATAAATGCAGTATGCCAATCAGGTTTATGTAGAACAAAAAAGTTTGGTGTTGGTTATGGTGAAGAAGAAATGCCAATATTAGGAAACTTAACAAAGTATACTTCTAAACCACCACAATGGTTTTTAAATGTAAACGAAGACAGAATAGAATTAAAATCAGAACAACTTTATAGCTCACCTTTATTTGCATTGGCATGTTTAGATCAAGCTAATTTAGTTGTGCCTGTTCCTAAACCAAAAGATTGGAAACAATTATATTTAAAACCATTACTAGAAAATTTACAAGAAGTAGAACCTTTAGCTTCTTTAGATCCAAACAATGAGATTATGGATTTACTACAAGACTGGACAACTAATAGACAGAACGCAAGAACAATGGATGATATATTTAATAAATTACCTTTTACAGATAGCAGTAGAGAGTACACATATTTTAGAATGGAAGACTTTTTTAATTTTTGTAAGAAAAACAATTGGGAATTAGATAAAACTAAAACAGGTAATCTAATAAAACAACTTGATGTGTTTGTTGATGAGGTTCGTTTAGAAGTTAAGAAACAACACCCAAGGTTAATACAAATAAAAGCATTAAAGAAAGTAGAAGCAAGTGTGTCTAATGTAAAATATCAGGAGGATAATTTTTAATGGGTAAGATTGGAATTAATTGGAAATTTAAATGGTTAGAGTTAATGCAAGAATATGAAATGGCTGAAGCTACAATAAAAAGATTAGAAAGGAGGTTAAAAAAGTATGAAGACAATAATATTAGGTCCACCAGGAACAGGAAAAACAACAACGTTGTTAAACTTAGTAGACGAATTTATTCAGAATGGGATTAGACCAAAACAAATAGGTTATTTTTCTTTTACAAGAAAGGCAGCCAACGAAGCGGCAGAGAGAGCAGCAAAAAAGTTTGAGTTAGATGTAGATAATGATCTAGAAAATTTTAGAACACTACACTCTTACGCATTTCAAAAGTTATCAACAACAAAAGAGAAGATGATGTCGAGTGCAGACTATAAAGAGTTTGGACAGAAGTGTGGAATACCAATCAAAACAGCTAAGTATTCGAACGAAGATGGAACATTTAATTCAGACAACGAATATTTAACAATTATAAATACAGCAAGAGTTAAGCGTATGGACTTATTAGATTACTATGACTCGCGTACTAATATAATAGATGTTGAAAGAAATACACTCTATCTACTGAGCGAGGAACTAAAAAAATTTAAAAAGCAAAAAGGATTAAAAGATTTTACAGACCTTATAGAAGAATTTATTGAAAAAGAAATTACATCTACATTTAAAGTTTTATTTATTGATGAAGCACAAGACTTATCAAGAATACAATGGGAAATGGTTAGACAGATATGGCAAGATGTAGACAAAACATACATAGCTGGTGATGATGACCAAGCAATATTTAAATGGGCAGGTGCAGATGTTGATCACTTTATATCTTTAAAAAAAGAAGTAGATAAAATTGAGACACTAGATCAATCATATAGAATACCAGGTGGTCCTATACATGAATTATCACAAAAAATAATAGGTAATGTACAGAATAGATTTAACAAAGAATATAAACCTAGAGGAGAAGAAGGTATTTTAAAAAGATATTCTGACGTAACACAGGTAGATATGTCAGAAGGTAATTGGTTGGTGTTAGCATCTGCTAACTTTTTTCTAGATGATATAAAAGAATTATGTGAGTTAAGAGGTTGGTATTATCAACACAAAGGTAGAAACTCTATTGATGTTAAATTATTAATGGCTTTGCAAAACTGGGAGCATTGGAGAAAGGGTGCAATGCTTACACATATTGAGGTCAAAAACATATATCAATATTTAGGCACAAATGTGGCAGATGGATTTAGAGAAGGTAAATTATTACACTCAGAAGATAAATACAGAATAGAAGATTGTAAAAAAGACTACGGATTACTTACCGACAAGGTATGGTATGAATCGTTCGAAGGACTTGATAATTTTACAGAAAACTATATAAGAAATATGAGGGCTAACGGTGAGAAGATAAACGCTAATCCTCGTATTAAAATGTCAACAATACATGGAGCAAAAGGAGGAGAGGCAGAGAAAGTATTAATCTTACAAGATCTTACTAATGCAGCGTTAGAAACTTTTAGTTATGATCCTGATGAATTACATAGATTGTTTTACACAGGCACAACTAGATCTAAAAAAGAATTACACATAGTAGATCCTAAGAACTTTGATCGAGCTTATATATTATGATTGATCCAAGAACAGAAGTACCGTTAGAAGATGTAGACCCAAGAGTTAGAAAAGGTAAATACACATTATATAAAACAGGTGGCTATCATCCGATGGCAGGAATAGGTGACATAGAAATATATAATCAACCTATCTGGCCTTACGTAGCAATAACAGGTGGTCCTGTTAGGAAGAGTGCTAACTATAGAAAGCATCCACAACTTTCTGGATGTATATCTGTAACAAAACCTTACGTTAACTATACTGTAGACTCAGAAGAAGGAACAGATAGTGTAAAACAAGTTAGAAGAAAAAGAGTTAAAATATATTTTCACGTGCTAGTAGGTAAGTTGTGGGGACTGAACCCTAACAATTTAACTTATCAAGCAGGTAAAGTCGTTGTTGATCATATCAACGGAAAAAAATGTGATTACAGACCAGAGAACTTAAGATTGGCGACTGTGTCTGAAAACTCTATTGGATATCCAAAAGAGAAAATGATGCCAAGAAATATTCTATATTTAAAACTAACAGAAAGTGGGGATCTATGAGAAGAAATCTAACAAAAGAATATTTAGAGACAGCAGTTAAATTAATAACTGGACCAAGAGCAAAAGACTATGGAGATAAAATACAAAACCATGCAAACATTGCTAAACTTTGGTCAGCTTATTTAGACAGGGAGATAACAGCACACGATGCTGCTATCCTATTAGGGTTGTTAAAAATAGCGAGAGCTAAATTTGGTAATCCTCATGCAGATACATACATTGATGCAGCAGCTTACATGGCTATTGCCGGTGAGTGTAAACTTGAAGGCGACGAAAAATGAGAACTGTTCAACCACCATTATTTACTCCTGAAACAGAATGGGTAATGCCGGATGAACTTAAAGATCTTACACAGTACAAAGAGATAGCTGTAGACTTAGAGACTAACGACCCGCAACTAACTACACTTGGAGCGGGGAACGTGGTTGGTCGAGGTCATATTGCAGGTATCGCTTTGGCTGTAGAAGGTTGGTCAGGTTATTATCCAATAGGTCATGAGAATGGTGGCAACATGGATACAACGTTAGTATTTAGTTGGCTAAGAGATATATTTAAAGATCCAAACAAAACATTTATCTTTCACAATGCAATGTATGATGTGTGCTGGTTAAGATCAGTAGGTATAATAATTAAAGGTAAGATTGTAGATACAATGATAGCTGCATCATTAATAAATGAAAACAGATTATCGTATAGATTAGATTCACTAGCAAAACAATATGTTGGTAAAGGTAAAGACGAAAAAGTTTTACAAGCAGCAGCAAAAGCATGGGAAGTAGATCCTAAAAAAGATTTATGGAAACTTCCTGCAATGTTTGTAGGTCAGTATGCAGAACAAGATGCTGAAGCTACATTAAATTTATGGCAAAGATTAGAAGTAGAATTATACTCAGAAGAACTTACATCTATATTTGATTTAGAATTAAAATTATTTCCTTGTCTTGTAGACATGAGATTTAAAGGTGTACGTGTAGATTTAGATAGAGCAAATGAAATTAAACAAAATCTTATAAAACAAGAAAAAGATATATTACAAAAGATAAAACAAATAACTAATGTAGATGTAGAGATATGGGCTGCAGCTTCTATTGCAAAAGTATTTGATAAATTAAAATTACCTTATGATAGAACAGAAAAGACAGGTGCTCCTAGTTTTACAAAAAACTTTTTAGCTAATCATCCACACGAAATAGCAAAAGACATAGCTAATTGTAGAGAGTTAAACAAAGCTAACACTACATTTATAGACACTATAATGAAACATGAACACAAAGGTAGAATACATGCAGATATAAATCAAATTAGATCAGATGCTGGTGGTACAGTTACTGGTAGGTTTAGTATGTCAAACCCAAATCTACAGCAGATACCTGCAAGACATAAAGATTTAGGACCAATGATAAGATCTATATTTATACCTGAAGAAAACACTAAATGGGGTACATTTGACTACTCACAACAAGAACCTAGAATATTAGTACATTACGCAAAACTGCAGAATTTACCTGGTGTTGATGAAATTGTAGCTTCATACAAGGCCGGAGACGCTGATTTCCATCAGGTCGTGGCCGATATGGCAGGCATAGAACGGAAGCAAGCCAAGACTATTAATTTAGGTCTTATGTATGGAATGGGTAAAAATAAATTAATGGCAGAGCTAGGATTAATGAAAGACTCTGCAGAAAAACTAATTGGACAATATCATAGAAAGGCACCATTTGTTAAAAGACTTATGGATGATGTTATGCGCAAAGCAAACGATAGAGGTAAGATAAGAACACTATTAGGTAGAGCATGTCATTTTGATTTATGGCAACCTGTACAATTTGGTGTTTACAAACCCTTACCATTAGAAGCAGCAAGAAAAGAATACGGAGATCATTTGCGAAGAGCTTTCACATACAAAGCATTAAATAGATTGATACAAGGATCAGCTGCTGATATGACTAAAAAAAGTATGGTAGCATTATATGAAAATGGTATAGTGCCACATATACAAATTCATGATGAAGTTGATATATCAGTTGAGTCAGATAAAAAAGCTGAAGAAATTACAAAAATAATGGAATCAGCTGTCGAGTTAAAAGTTCCTAATAAAGTTGATTATGATAGCGGAGACAATTGGGGACAAATAAAATGAGGATTAACTATGGCTTATTTAAATGCAAATATCCCTTTACAATACGCACAAATAAGGAGAGAATACCTTTATGACTGTAAAAAACATCATGGAGAAGTTGAAGACTGTATTATCTTCGGTATTACATCGTTGTCAGGCAGGGCTATCTTATTTCATTCAATTATGGAAAACGGTGCTGTCTTCTATCGTTTACCGATATCTGCGTTTATTCAAAGAGGTTTTGACCCAAAAGAAGTACCTGAATATAGACTTGATGAGTTACAGCTTTGGAATTGTTTTAGTTATTATCCTGCTGTTACTACTTGGGATTTATTGGGCGGTGTAAACGGCAAATTCTTTGGAAAAGACAAAAAATTTCACTCAGGTAAATATATATTCACAGTTGACTGGGGACACCCAGATGCTAATATACTAAATTCTGATCATTCAGAGATTCCGCATGAACATAAATGCGCACATATCATAGCCCTAAATGATGGGAACTATGCAGCACAACCTAACAATCGTATAATTTGGGACCTACCTTCTTTTACAGTTAAAGATGAGGTGCCAGATTGGAAAGTCCAAACTACAGAGTGGAGTGTAGAGGACACAGGTAAATGGATAACAGAAGATTCTGATAGATTCTTCTATGATATTAAGGAGAAAAAAAATGATTAATTGGATTAAAAAGTGGTTAAAAAAATACACTGACTGGCTTTTCAAAGATTTTTATAAGTAATGGCTAAAAAAACTAAAAGTAAATTATCCAGATTTGAATGGGTAAAAAAGAACATAGTAATTGTACCTGTTGTGGCTGCAATATTAGCCGGAACATTTACATCTGTGAGATATGTTCTTAATCTTACTGATACAATAGAAGCAAATAAACAAACTCTTGTAAATATGGAAAGAGATTTAAAAGTAGCAGAAGATAAGTTAAACGAAGTTGCTACAAGATTATCTGCAGCAGAAGCAACGTGGGAAATGGCAGAAAATTTATATAGACAATTAGCTGATCAAGTAAGGGAACATGCATACGATATCAAAGATCTTAACAGGTAATTTATTTTGGATTATTTTTTTTCTGTTTGTAGTAACATCAGCACAAGCACGTAATGAATATCTAAACAACGGCACAAACACGTGTGCTCAAGGTAGTTTTGATGTGTCTATAGAACAAAGAGATGATCAATATAATTACAATCATTATAGTCCTAGTAATAATTATGAAGGAACTGATGATGATAGAAGTGTAAGACTTACGTGGAGAAAGTATTTAGGTACAGCATGCACAGATGAGTTTATCGCTGAACAAGAAAAACAAATGAAAATTAAAACACAATTAGAAGTTATTAAGGAGTGTAAAAGAGTACCTAGAATAAGCCCTCCACCACCAGAGTTTGCTGAATTAATCAATATGTGTATGAAAGTTGGTGTTATGTCTACCTCTCAATTTGTTGGAGAAAGAGATTTTGACCCTAAAATAAGTTATTGGACAGAATTAAAAAACAAGTATATGGAAGAAAATCCTGATATAGTAACATTAGATAATTATAAGGATAAAAAATGATTGAAGCTGTAGTCGGACTTTTAATGTTTATTAACGGTGAAATTAAAGAAGCTCGTATTCAAGAAAATATGGCCCTATGTTTACGCCATAAACGTGAAGCTGAAAGACAGTATAGTCCATCTGTTACTTACAAATGTTGGAAAGGTAAAGCAGAATTAGAGGACAATATTGACGGTAGTAAAAGTATTAAAAAAATAGTATTGGAGTAATATGAAGAAGTGGTGGAACAAACTTATTGATAAAATCTTTGGTAAAAGATGTAGATGCGATGAGTAAAGACTGGTCTAAACTTTTAAAATTTTTTAGTCATGTAGAAACTGTAACTGGCGTTTGTCCCGAGTGTCATGAACAAACAATGTTAATATCTATTGTGTCAGACTATTATAGATGCACAAGCTGTGGAGAAGATATTAAACAATATGTTAATGGAAGTATCAAATACTTTCAATTAGATGACAAGGACAAAGAATGGCTAAAAGAAAACCCCTCTTCGGAGTAAGTAATTACAAAAAAAGAACACCTAAAAAACGTCCGGGTAGACATACTAAAAGATTAAATAAACGTGTGCCTAAACGTAAAACCTACAGAGGACAAGGCCGTTAGTGTTATGAAATTTATATTAGTATTTACAATCTGTTCACAACTTTATCAAAACTGTCTACCACCGACAGCACACCGTGACATTTATACAACACATTACGAGTGTGCAACCACAGGTTATGGTATAGCCAATGAGATGATGTTACAAATGGGACAGAATCGTGTCAACAATGAGCAGATAGTTATTGGTTTTAAATGTGAACCCAAAGTGGACGCCTAATTAATTTGTGCTCTCCGGGATAGAACTCCCAGAGAGCAAACAAAAGGTGTGAGAAGAGATCTTTTTTATATATTAAAAAAATATCTCTTGCAAGTCTTGATTTAATATTGTAAATTCCCATATACCGTGAATATAAATAAACAAAAGAAAGGAAGCGAAAATGGCTGATCCAGCTAAGTATAAGTCGTTATCAGTGCCTATAGAAGAGTGGAAAGAGCTTGGTATGTTAGCACAAAAAACTAATAGAACTAGATCAAAAATGATTGGTAGATTAATTAGATTTTTTAAAGATAACAAAGGAATGAAGACAAATGGAAAAGGAAAATAAAATTGGATGTCCTACCTGTAAAGGCACTGGCTTTTACAGGGTACCATACCATTTAACTAGAGAAGAAGTACATGCAATTTGTGAAGATTGTAATGGAGAAAAAGAATTATCAATAGGGTTAACACCTGAAGAACTGAGAGATAAAGGAGTAATTTGACAATACCTGATGCAATAGATTTAATTAAGTATAAATTTAAAGTAGTTTTAGATTATTATTACAGATTTTTTGAACACTATGGTAGTAAGATGAGTGTATATGGTTGGAATAAAAGATGGAAAAACAGACAGGAAGGTACTGGTTATGCAAAAGAATCCTATAGCAAAAGATTTGATGACTAATAAGTATCGTCAAAGAGTTAAAAAAAATAAGAAAAAAGAACTAGACAAAAAAAGATTAAAGAGTATGAAATTATTATACAGATTGGAGTTTTTAACCTAATGATGGGTAGATAAGGGAGAGACGCAAGTCTCCATGCCATGCAAATGCTTCGCGCTAAGCCTCTGACCCTGAGCTCTACCAGTAGTACTCACTGCGTTCTACAGCTGAGATGGTGGGTACTAGCTAAATGAATTATGAAAAGATTAATTGTAAAATTACGAATGTGGTATGCCGACATAAGAGGTCATCATGGTAAGAAATGGAACTATGAACCTGGTGATTGGTACATGGGTATGCACAAGAAAAAGATAAGAAATGATAAAAAAATTTAAAGAAAGATTTGAGTTTTGGTCTTTGTATTATAGACAAGAAATCATTTGGTTTATTGTTGGTTTTGTAATAGGCGCTATTTTATTATGAGGCCGCCATTTTATATAAGAATGGTTATATTACTTTGTGTTGGTGGTTGTGGTCCTGTTTTGATTACGACAATATTAAATCAATACTTTGGTTATTCAGTACAAAGGTCAATGGAACTGACATTTATATTATGTTTACCGTTGGCTGCGTGGATGGCTCATAAGATAAATGAAAGATGGCACGATGATAGAGAAGATTAAAGATTTTGTTACCGAACTATTATTTTTTATTCTGTGGATGATAGGTGTTGGAGTTATATTAGTTATCACAGGATTATTATACGTAATTGATTATATAAACTGGAGGAACCATGAAGATAAAAATGATAGACGCACTAGAAAAAAGGTATGAAGCTATTATAGCTGAAGCTTTTGCTACTATAGAAATTTATCTAGACAAGCCGGTAGCTATTGGAGAACACCCACAGCATCTGGATGAAATAGATAAACTTCTATCTAAAATATGTGAAGCCGAGCATAAGTTAGAGATTTTACTTAGAATGAAACACTGATGAGTGAAGAAAAAGAAAAAGGTAAAAAACACGACGGCAAGTCTCGTGTATCTAATGACTTGTATAGAAAGAGATGGGAAGAAGTCTTTGGTAAAAAAGGTGTAGTTATAACCGAAGAGTCTTTTGTAAGTAGAGATTATGAAGATAAAGAAGATAAATAAATTTGTATATCCTGGAACTAATAGAGAGTTAGTTAATGGTAAACGACACTATGTTATAGGAGAACATAAACTACCTTCTGTTACTACTATATTGTCAGCTACACAATCAGAGGAGAAAAAACAAAAACTAGCGGAATGGGTAGCTCGTGAAGGTAAAGCTAAAGCCGATGAGATAAAACAACGGGCCGCGAATCGTGGTTCGTCAATGCATAAGATTCTTGAACATATGATTATTGGCGAGGGATACGCTGATCTAACGGAGATAGGTGCACAGGCAACGTCTATGGCAAAGGTGATCGCGGAACGTGGATTGTCTAATGTGCCAGAGTATTATGGAACAGAAGTAAATGTATACTATCCAGGATTGTACGCAGGTCAAACAGATTTAATGTGTGTCCATAATGGGTCAGATGCAATAGTAGATTTTAAGCAAACAAATAAGCCAAAACGTAGAGAGTGGATAGAAGACTATTTCTTACAAGGTGCTGCGTATTGTATGGCGCATGATACTATATATGGTACCTACATAGATAAATTTGTCATTATGATGTGTAGTGCAGATAATTACTATCAAGAGTTTATTTTACAAGGAAAAGAACTAAAAGAATATAAATATAAATGGTTAGAAAGACTTGACAAATACAACAGAAATTCCTATATTAATAAGTAGAAAGGAAACAAAATGATAAAACTATTAAAAGAATATGTATCAGAAATGAAAAGAGCTAACGATCTAAAAGAAAGAGAGTTAAATCAAAAGTATGGACCAGAGGTTATCTCATCAGCTGATCCATTTAATATGGATGGCAGAAGTTTATATACACCTAAACAAGAAATAACTGTGCATATACCACAACTTAACAATCTTGAGTTAAAACAACCTGATACAAGTAATTCTAACTGGACTGTGTTTTCATCGGGGGTAAGAGGATGAGATACACATACAAAGTAAGAGAACTAGGATTAGACAAACCAATAGAGGATATGCAAGCCATGTCTTTTAAAAAGTTGCGTGCTAAACTAGATCATACTAAAGAATATAGTGTCGAGTATACAAACAAGAAAGGACACTTTATAACAACAACGACAAAGGGAAAGGAACCTAAATAATATGAGAAAGAAAACAAGAAAGATAAAAAACATAGAAAAACATATTAGCAATATGTACAAAAATGTAGACAGAGAAGACAAAGGAACAGTTTATATGTTTCACAATACAGTGTTAGACATAATGTTATTTGTTAAGTGTAGAGATGGAGACGAAGCAGCAATGGTATTTGATAGTTGTGGATTTGCAAGAAGAGGCGACTGGAAGATATTTTTAGAGCTAGGTCAACAACCTACAGATCATCCAGATGATGAGGAAGTATTACATTAATGGAAGATAAAGAGAAACCAATACCAATGACTAAGGAAGAAGAGTATAGAAATGCAGATGTACCTATGCCAGAAGACAAAGACGATGAGTATAACGGAGGCAAAGCGTATATGGAGTTTCTAAAACTATTTTTTAAAGGTAAATAATGTTTGTTAAACATCTACAAGAATATCTAGATAAATTTACTGATGGTAAAAAAGGTAATGCTGTCAGTAATGCAAAAGTTTATATGGAATTAGAAGATGGAACTTTGGCACAAATAAGGCGTATGGAAGTGCTAGAGTCTACAGTTATAGGCGATACATCAGTAATGGTGGTAATTAAGTCAGATAATAGCCACAAAATTGCCATAAAATCGCCAACATTCAATAAATCTTAAAAGTTTCCAACGTCCTATCTGTCGTGGAAACTGTCGGGGAGTTAATAGCTCCTCGACAGCTTAATAGCAACGTCCGTGCGTTGCTAGCAACATCTAGGCGTTGCTAGTGACATTTATGCAACAGTGTTGTATTTATGCAACACTATTTACCACCATAAGAGAAACTTTGGGGGTATAAGTTTTTTTTTAAAGTAAACTTCAGTAGGCGCGGTGGTGGTGGTAGAAAATAAGTGGCTTATATCAACACTTCTAGAGGGTGTCTACCAAGTGCTTAAATAAGCATTGGTAATCAACACTTCTAGAGGGTCTATCCCGCGCGCGAGGGTATTTTTGTTTTCAAAAAAAACTTTATAGGGGTCAAAATCTCCCTTATATAGAGATATGCCAAAGCGAAGAAAAAAATCCAAATATAAATATGCAAAGATAGGAAAGAAAAAATACTATTTCTATTCTATTAAGTGGTTAGACATCACCGGCGATGCAGGTCATAACACACCAGAAGAGTTTGATAAGTTTCAATGTGCTACTATGATTTCACAAGCGTATCTATATAAAAAAACTAAAAAGTTTGTTTGGACTTTTAGTTCGTATGATCAGGATGATGAGGTTTTTTCTGATCGGAATGTTTTTCCTCGAGGGGTGATTCTTCAGATGACAAAGGTTCTACTGTAATAAGTTTGTGATCATCTAAAATAGTTTTCATTTTTAATTCTAGTTCTTCTTCAGTTAATTGATCTAGACTACCATACTTGATTATCTTTTGATCTACATACAATCCAGCAGCTTTACCTCTAGCAACTTCTGCATTTGTTGCTGCACTCCAAGCACCTTTCTTTCTAGCTTCGTCTCTGATTCTTGCTAGTTCTGTAATATGCTTTTCAAAATTTACACCATACTTTTCTTGTACTTCTGCTCTTAACTCTCCTATGTATTTAACAACCAAAGGACTAATTCTAGGATTACGTAATTCTGATGCTGCTTGTCTAGGCCTCGATTCATAGCCAGCTTCTCTTGCACATTCGGCAGGACTCTTACGACCTTCGTTATATACTAGCATTTCTGCAAATTTTATCTGTCTTTCCGATAGTTTTTTAGGTACACCCATAATGATTGACATATATCGTAATCTAACGTACATAGCAACTATGAAAATATTGTTAATAATACTTGGTATAGTTAGTGGATCAGGAGATAAATCTTTTGACGGCACAAGCCTTGTTGTTAAACAAGTAATCAAAGGTGTGTACGATGAAAGAAGAGTCGAAACTATGGCGTTCACTACGCCAAAATACCCCCAACATTTCCTGGACTAGACTAGAGTCTTGGGCCTCCCCAGGCGTCCCAGACCTATTGGGATACAATGATAATTGTGGTTTTTTTATGGTTGAGCTTAAGGTAACTAAAACACCTAAAGTGTCATTTTCACCACACCAAAAACTATTTCATTTAACTCGTCCGAAACGGAATTTTATCTTGCTCAAGACCCTCGCTCCTCTGTCCGTAAAACTTTATGAGTCGTCCGCGGTCCTAAGCTTGCTGACTGATCACCGCGAAGCTCGCTGCTTGGCGATTGATGATTGGTTACATATAGAACGCTTGTTGCTTAGCTTGAAGCCTGACGCTTGACGCTTGTAGCTTGTGGCTTGGCGCTTTCCACGAAATGCTCAGAATTTTTTGCATCTAACAAATCATTGCGATGCGCTGCACGTTGCATGCGTAGCTTGCCGCTATCAACTTTGCTTGCAGCTCCCAGCCGGTAACCGTTCTTCACGGCCCACTCTTCGTGGATCTCTCTTATTATGCTTTCATATTTTTTAGTGTTTGACATATTCGACGTTACTTACCTTCCTGTCCCAGCATGCTCTACAGCTCTGGCACTTGTTATCTTGTTTGGATGCAGGGCATAACCGGCCAGCTGCTGCGGCAGCTCCTGGCTCTCCCACTGTACTGGTCCACGGGAACCAACCCACCGGACGCTGTCCAATCATGTGACTGGAGAATCTAATTGTTAAGTTGTCTGGGATCTCTTCAGGTGTAATTAGTTTTAAAAATTGCGCTTCACGTGTCGGCAACCAGTGCTTGACGCCTGGGGTCAAGCTGCACACCTCGAAGATCTTCAGTAAGTGCTCTTCACTCTGCAGGTCTCCTGAGTCATGCCAACGGAACCAGCCGTGGCCATGCTTCAATCTACTGTTGATCTGAACAGCCATTGCCTGGACCCACTGCGGATGGCTTATAGCCTCCAGCCGCTTGTCCATCGCATCGCGAACATTCTTAAATCTATATCTACCCTTAAGAGCGTAACAGCCGGCGCATGTGCTGCCTGGCACCTTCACCAGCTTAGCGCCTGTCTTGCACCTGTATGCGGGCAAGTTATAACTAAATCCAGGCATCTTAGATGGTTTACTCAAGCCGCCTGTAATTTTTTCTGCTTCTGATACTTTCATATTCTACCTTTCTTTTTTATTGGTGGACTGAACACTATTTCTGTGGCCATATTATGGCCTGCAGCCTGCTGCTTGTAGCTTGTAGCTTTAGGCTTCTTTTTTTTTGAAGAGCTCGCAACTCTTCGAGTTGCTCGCTCCGCGTTCATGGCAGCAAGTGACTTATGTTGCATGCTGCTTCTCCTTCTTAAGCTTAACGTAGTCGACCAGCTTCAGGCGTGGTGCCTGCAGCTTGAAGCTTTTCTTACCTTTAAAAATTTTCATTTTTACAAGTTTGTTCCAAGGTTCTAGACTGATGGCCATGTCGATGCACAGTGCTTGTACTTGTCCAGCGTTAGCTCCTTTTACTTTTAGTGTTATTGTTTCTTCTTTCATAATGTTTTCCCTTATCATTTAATTGTGTCAAGCTTGTGGCTTGACGCCTGGTCAAACGCAAGTTTGCTCAATAGCCCATGCAGCTTGACCCCAGACCTGCAGATATCCGCCGACACATTCATATTGAGGCGTCTCAGGGACCCTGTGTCTCTACCTCTACAGGTCAGGGCTCAAGTTGTTATGTCAAGCCTGCTGGTCCGGTCAGGTTATCCCGCAAGCTTGACCTGACCATAGCCAAGTCGATTTACGATACACGGGCCCTAGTACTAGAGTTAATCCAGAATGGCGGTGTATCCACAAACTTGACCTCAGATCCATCGGAATGTGGCTTACTCTGGGTTTTAACAGAGATCTCCCGCCAATCACGGTTGCAACCGTGCCGATGGATCAGAGCTCAAGTCAGTCCTGTGTGGGCGATCCCTCTCCCAATGCATCACCGGAGGGACATAGTCGCTCGATCACATTACAACCCATACTATAAGACGACACAATTGTCGTCAGGAGTAGATCTTAAGACTCAGGCCAAGCGCCAATGGGTGTTACCCTCAAACAAAGTTGAGGAACCATTGATCACAACTTGACCCCAGATCCAATTGCGTTGGTTAGGTCAATCCCTGCTACTAACAATTGGATCAGGGTTCAAGTTTTTATTCCCAAGGACACATAAATAAAAACCCAATATGGACAATTATTAATGCTATAATCCAAAAGGAATAACTCATAATTCTATTCCACAATTTATACACGCAACCTGTGGTTTAGCCCACTCATCATAAGAAGTGAACTCACTACAAATTGGACAATTATAATTATTATTTTCTTTCATATTGACAATATATACATTATGGGATAATCTGTCAAGTATAAAAATAAAAAAACTAACAGAAAGGAAAATATTTTTATGGCACGAATAAGACTAAATCACGAATACCGAAACAAGATAGGTAATCGTATTGAGAGTGTTCTTACTCAAAATGACTGCGAAGAAAAGCAGAAATATTTAGAGGCAAGAGAACAATTAAAACCTATACAAGACCAAACTTGGCTACTAGCCAAAGAGGTTATACATAGGACTTATACTCCAGATGATATAGAAAAAGCTTGGTACTTACAAAGAAAGTTTCAAAATGTAAATACTATTGCTAAAGATAGTTGCTTTCATTTTGGGTTTAATGGCAAGAAAGAAAATGACAAAGGTGTTATGCAAGACCACAGATTTACAAAACACTTTGACTTTAGACTAGGTGCAAGAGTGGACGGAGTTGATACCCAAGACTATGGTCGTAATAGTGGCGACGATACACACTCTTTCGCATATGCTTATTTTAGAGATGAACTAAAAGGGCAAGAGGGTTGCGACCCAGATATCAATATCAAGATGAGAGGTAAAGAGAGCAATCCACATTGGACTAAAGTAAAACAAGCCAACGACAAGTATCTTGGTTTTAATCAATATGGTGATGAAGATAGCGACAAGACAAATAGAAAAGTTAATGAGTGGAACAAAGACTTTGAAATAGATTTGATTGGTCGTGAGTATTGTAGAGATAGGCAAATAGATTGTACACCACAAGAATTTGAAATCTTTATGAAATGGCAAGGTGCTAAAGGTCAGTTAATTCAATGCCACGAAAAATGGATTGAAACTTTGCAAAACCAAATGAAAGAAATCAAAATGGGATTGAAGTCTTATAAATATCTGGACGAGGGTATTGAACTAGCCAACGAACTTGGTTGCAATATTACTGACGCAGAAATTATAAGAGTTAATTCTACTGGTCTTATTATTTATAATCCAAAGAACTTGGCAGATAGAGTTAAGGGTATGAATAAGACAACCATAAGTAGAGAAGATAAAATTGCTATGTATAAAAAAGCTATGGCAGAAAGACAAGGACAAGCAAATTAAAGCTTGACTTATTATATGGGATATAGTATAATATCCCATATAAACAGAAAGGAAATATGACACACGAAACACAATTAAGCAAAATACCAAGTAGCTTTAAAATAACTTACTATGCAGATAAACATCAGAAGTTTATAGAAAGATTTGGCTACTGGACTAAACCAAATACAGACATAACTGGAAAATGTTTTTTATCTAGCAAAGGACAGATATGTTTTATTTATTGGGATAGACACGCAGAGGCAGACGCAAACGGCAATCAATGGCGAATGGCTAAAAACCCATTCAGAGTAGAGGCAATATGATATCGGGATATGCAATAGCACTAGGACTATTTACAATAGGAGTTGTCATACTAGCATTAGTTGTATTGATAAATAATATAGTATGACCAAATATTGTCAGAATAGATTATGTCATTACAATAATACTACTGATAGGATTCGGGCGAAAAAATCGCCCGAGCCTTATTATGTAAATAGAACTGTAAGAGGGTATTTTGATATGTTCTGCAGTCAAACTTGTCTGCACGAATACTTCAATATGTACAAAGACAGAATACTAGCAATGATCGGCGAACAAGGGAAACGAAATAGAAAGGCAACGGAACAAGGACCTTGGACGGCTTGGCAACAGACAGAAGAATATAACTTACCTTGGAACGAGGGATATAACGAGGCAAGGTCAAGGTTTCTCGAATCGTGGATAAGAAATAATATTAGGGATTGACAATACTAGTTATATAGGATAATATGGGACTATGAAACCTAAAAACCTATCAGAAACAGTCGATAACTTCGACTACACAAGACGAAATAGATTCACAGGTGAATCTATTGAACTAACAAAAGAGGAGGCGAAGAAACACGATGAGATATTTTACTATGAGGCTGTCGCCACTCTTGAAGACAAAGAACTAGGATCGGGTGCTAGTAAGTACTGGCAAAAGATGAGAAAGAATCTAGACTGGTTTATGAAACATAATGCCAAGGCATATATGGTTTTACTAGACTAGATATAGTGTCAATATAATAATGGACGTGTTGCAAAAACAACACGTCCAAAATGGGTCGGCGCCTTCGGCGCCGGCCTGTGTGTCCGC